TCGAAAAAATTTTTCAGCTCAAGTTTTGAAAGCAAACATGAAAATCGTAGGAAATACTGAATATGCCTTAGTGCTTTATCGTGATCGGTTGCCAAAATTTAATAACAATGGTAAAATGATATTTAACTGCATGGATTGGGAACGTGATGATATTTCAAGCCCTTTGATTCGTAAAATACATCCAACTCAAAAGCCAGTAAAATTACTTGAACGATTAATTGAGATATTCACCGACGAGGGGGATGTTATAATTGATCCGGTAGCAGGCAGCGGAAGCACGCTAATTGCGGCTGCCAACAAGAACAGAAAAGCATACGGGTTCGAAATTAAAAAAGATTTTTACAAACAAGCGAAGGAATGGGAGGATGATATTTTAAATTATCATAAGGAAATAAAAGAATTCGGATTTGCAAAGAGTTTAATAAATAGATCAGCATTATCATTATGGGATTAAACAATATAAATCAATAAAACTATGAAACACTTAATTGCATTATCAGTAGTTGTATTAGTTGTTTACACAACTTGTTTGTCAATTTATCTTAACTTGCAATATTTCAACAAGAATGAACAAACAAATATCATTTGTTCATTTATAATTGGCGTAATAGCCACATTAACGATTGTCTTAATATCAAAATGATATATTAAAAAAACACAAACAATTTAAAGTAAATTTATCATGAAACATTTAATTGCATTATCGGTCGTTGCATTGGTTATTTATGCAACCTATTTAACAATTAACATTGATTCTCAATTTTGGTACGGTGAAGACCTTTCGAGCACTATTTTTGCTCTATTTATAGGATCAACAGCCACATCATCAATCATCTTAATCTTAAAGATGATCTATGAAAAAAAACAAACAAAAAAATAAAAATAATTTAAAATTAATCTACTATGAAATACTTAGTTGCTTTAACAGTTACAATCTTAATTACGTTCGCAACGTACATTATCGTTTACTTTAATTCAAGTCTTTTCAACAAAAACGACTTATTAAGTACATTCTACTCCCTTGTCGTCGGAGTTATGGCAGTGTCAACAATACTTTTCTTTTTCAAAGTTCTATTAGGAAAAGAAGAAAACGAAAACAAGGACGATGTTTAATAACGTGTTGATAACATTGAAATTGCAATAGTATAAAACAAACAAAAGAACGTTATATTTGTAACGTCAAAGTAGAGATTGACAACACTCGTGGCATGGAGTGTTAAATGAAAATATTAAAAAACGTCTATAAATGAGAAGTACTGCCACTACTTCAATTTTGTAGGCGTTTATTTTTTTACTAAAATGGAAGGATGGATACGGTTATATCGAAAAATAATAGATAACCCATTATATTTTTCGGAACCATTTACACGAATGCAGGCATGGATTGATTTACTATTGATAGCTAATCACAAGGAAAGCTTTTTTTATATTAGAGGGAATAAAATAGTGGTAGGTCGTGGACAAATTGGAATGGGATCACAAGCATTGGCAAAACGATGGAAGTGGTCGAGAGGAAAAGTGGAAAGGTTTTTAAATCACCTCGAAAATGAACATCAAATAGAGCAGCAGAAAAGCTTTGTAACTACCTTAATATTAATATGTAACTATGAGACATATCAACAAAACGGGCAGCAGATAGAGCAGCAGACGGACAGCAGACGGACAGCAGACGGACAGCAGACGGACATATACAATAATGAAGAGAATAAAAAAAATGAAAAGAATGAAAATAGTAAATATGTGGGTTCACCCACAAAAAAATTCACGCCCCCAACGATTGAAGAAGTAAAAAATTATATTGAAGAAAAAGGGTACAATATCGATGCAGAACGTTTTATCTATTATTACGAATCAAACGGCTGGAAAGTTGGGAAAAATAAAATGAAAGATTGGAAAGCAGCCATCGTAACATGGTCAAAAAACGATAAACAACACACAAACAACTACAAAACATTTGAAAGACAGGGATATAGGCATCCAGCAGCAGCCATTTTTTCGGATGAGTTGACAAGAAAACAAATTGAAAAGGCAGAGGCAAACAAAAAAGCAGCCATTTTAAGGGCTCAAAATAGTTAAGTTGATACATCATATCACCAAAAGAGAGAAACGTCGAAAAAACGAAAATAAAAGGGGTTTTTCGGTGTGTTTTCAAAAAGGATACTTACAGATAAATTAATAATCACAATTAAAAAAAAAGAGCTATGAACAATTTTGAAGGTATTTTAGACGAAATGAGACTTCACAATATGAAAGTCCCAGCAACAAGAGTTTTCTTTCAAATTCCAAACGCAAAGGAAGTGTTTAAAAACGCAATGACTTATTATTTAAGTCTTTGGAACAAAAAATATGTTGAGTTGCCTGATTATAAATTGATAACAGATTGGTTAGGTGATAACAAAGGCAAAGGTTTATTCTTATATGGAAATGTTGGAACGGGAAAAACTTTCATTACAAGGTATGTTATTCCGGGTATTTTATTAAAATATAAACGTTTAGTTGTATCAACATTTGATATGACTGAAGTAAATGCCGATCCTGATTATGTTTTATCTAAAAAACTTATTGCTTTGGATGATTTAGGGACAGAGGAGGCTTATATTAAATTCGGTGAAAAAAGATTAATAGTTTATGAAATCTTAGATGCTGCCGAAAAATACGGAAAACTGCTATTAATCACCAGCAATTTAAGTTTTGACGATCTTGTTTCAAGGTATGGAAGTCGTGTTTTTGATCGTCTTGTCGAAACAACTACATTAATCGAATTCAAAGGTGAATCATTTAGAGGTTGATAAATAATTTATAAATAGCTCGTGGCAAGTGAACAACCCAATATGTTCGATGTTATATTTGGCAAATTCAAAATGGTATGATATTTGCATTAGATAAAATTAATTAATAAATATGACAGAAACAGAAAAACAAGAACATATAAAAAGGATTAAGGAAATTTTGGAAAGTAAAAAAATATATACATTCAAAGATATTTTTGTCTTTTATAAGGGTTGTTCACGGGCTACTGCTTATAACAATGGATTCGACAAGATAGACGACATAAAAGAGGCGATCATGATGAATAAGCGGCGGGGCGTTCAATCACTGATTGATAGATGGGTTGATTCTGATAACCCAACACTTCAGATCGCTGCCTTCAAGATTATTTGCGATCCTGAAGAACGGGCGGCAATAAGTCCAAATTACAATAACACATCCGAAGGGGCTGACAATGAAATTCTGATTAAAACAGTTGATTGATGGAACTAAACATCGTCAAAAAATATCGTGACTTTTTCAAAACAACCGAAGATGAACCGGTTGTTATTCTACAAGGCTCGAAACGATCCGGCAAAACATACGCAATCCTTCAGCGCATTGGTCTTGACTTCATAATGGAACGAAACAAAAAGTTCCAATGCTTTTCTGAAAGTCCAAAACAACAAAACTTTGGGTTGATGTCTGATTTTAATAATATATTCAACCCTATTTTGAACCGTGTTAAGACAAATTTAACACAAAAAACGTTTACATATCGCAACAACCAGCTTGCTTTTATCAATATCGCTGACAACACAAATGCCAACGATATAGCCAATTCATTGGGGGCTTGTGATGTCCGTTTTATTAATGAATGTAACACATTTTCAAAAGAAACGGTTGAGAAGCTACAGATCAACAACCGTGAAAAATTGTATCTTGATTTTAACCCGTATCGTAAATTTTGGGTTGATGACTTAATAACAGAAAAAAACTTTCTAAAAACGACATGGAAAGATAACCCATTTTTAACGCAAAATCAAATAGCACTATTCACTCAATGGACTGAAAAAGGGCAACGTTCTGAAGTTGGCAGTTACGATTATTGGAGGTGGCAAGTATTGTGCGAAGGCAATTACGCTGATATAACTGGTGAAATATTTACGACTGAGAACATTCACTTCTCAGACAATAAGCCGGAAGGGCTACATAACTATATCATTTTTGCTGATCCATCTAATGCAAAGGGTGGTGACAACTTTGCACTCACTTTGACGGCAACGGATGCCAACGGCATGGTTTGGCTGATTGATAGCTTTTCACGTAATAAAATAGAGAAGGTTCTGATTGCTGAGAAGATCAAAGAATGGCAACGTGATTATCCAGTGCAAAGAACCCTAATTGAAACAAACGGGCAAATCGGGCTGAAGTTCTTTAATGATTGCGTCGCTTCTCAAATAACCGTCGAGGGTTGGTATAGTAGAACAGACAAGTACGAACGGATAATGAGTAATTTTGACGTAATCACGCAAAAACTCTTTATACTTGACACGCAACAAAATAGAGAGTTCGCTCAACAAATTTACACGTTTAGCATCGATTGTGAACACGACGATAACATCGACTGCCTAAACAACGCTATTTTGGCGTATATCATGATTTACGGTGAACTGAAGATATTATTTTGATAACTTTTGTACAATTTTTGAAAAAGTGTATTATATTTGGCTCGAAAATAAAATAATATGAAAATATTCAATTTTAGAACAAAGAAACAATCAACCGCTGATCAATACCAGTTAGGGCGTGCGCCTAACTTATTAGGATATTACGACCGGATCGGGTTGGGTTTTGTTGTCGATGAATTTAATTTGTTTTCTCAAGTAAAAGGCTACAGAACCGACCTTCTTAATGGGACGAATTGGAGGGCAACGGATCTAATCAATGCTCAAAACATTCAATACATTCAATTCATAAAGCTACTGCAAAAGTATTCAACCGCAATTTTTAATGATTTTGTCACGGTTGGATATGCAATTTTCGCAAGAATTGAAGGGCAACTGTTTTATATTTCACCAAACAACTATACGAAGGACGCAAGCACGAATGTCGTAACAATAAACAATTACAGCAATGCTGAAGTATTTGAATTCGACGATCCTGATGTATTTTGCGGTGAACCGTCAATATTTCAAAAGTGCCAACCTTACCAACGACTTTACAACATCGCTTTGAGCTGCCAAAAAAACGGGCTTTACAAAAGTGGGTTTGTAAATGTTATAAGTCCAAAATCTGCAAGCGGACTTCCTATGAAAACCGTTTTAACGGACGTCGAAAAGCAGGCAATGGAAAAGACAATATCGGAAAGTCACGGGGTCGCAACGGATTCTCAAACAAACTTTTTGATATTCCAACAAGATGTTAACGTGAATACAATCATGTTCGACTTTGCTAAGTTAGGAATCATTGAAACGAAACAACTTTGCGAGGAATTTGTCTGCAGCAAGTTGGGAGTTCCTTATGTTCTACTGCCTTCGAGCGGACAAACATTTGCCAACTACGAAGAGGCAAACAAAATACTTTACGAAAATCATTCAAAATACTGTGAATATTTTTGCAATTTTGCCAAAAACGATTTAGGGTTTAATATTGACTATAAAACAATTGCAGAAGCTAATAAAGGAATCATATGACAAAGAATCTAAATATATTTGGTGATATTGTTTCAACCATTAGAACCATCGGTGATGTATCACCAACTTCAGTAACGGAGGCGGTCGGTGAACTAACTCCGAACGACGAACTAATTGTAAACATTGACTGCTTTGGTGGTGAACTGTTTGCCGCCGTTGCAATTCGTTCGATATTAAAGAACTCACCGGCAAAGAAAACATTTAATATACTCGGAATTTGTGCAAGTTCTGCCAATACGCTATTTGATGAAAACGATACTATCAACATTGCGCAAGGTGCTATGGTTATGAACCACAAGCCAACGGCTGCAATCAATGGAAACGCAAACGACTTGAGAACGCAAGCTGATGTACTTGATAAGGTTGAGAATGAAATAATCTTAAAGAACCTCCATGCAAGAACAGGAAAACCAATTAATGAGTTATCTCAGCTACTTGTTGAGGGCTGGTGGTTGACGTCTGAAGAAGCAGTTCAGATGTTACGATTTGGTGAATTAAAGACCGCTGCAATCATGAATCACGGTAAAACATTACAGGAAAATATATATAAAAACTACTTGGAACGTAAAAAAACGTCAAGTGCGGACGCATACGCACAATTTATGAACATTAAAAAAAGGTTATCAAAATGAAAGAAATCTTGTTAAATTTGTTAGCGTTAACAG